GCCGGTTCGGGAGCCGGTTTCTCCACGGTTGGGGCGGGCTCCTCGTCGGCAGGTTTATGGACCGCTTTGGTCGCTCCGACGCCTGGGATGCTGCTTGCCGGCGGCTGCATTTTTGCATACGCACTGAGCCCCAGGCCGAAAACCCGCAGACCCTCCGCAAACGAAACGGCGGCGGGTGTTGCATCAAATTTAAGTTGAAATTCCATAGAAAAAGCTCCGGTTTCAGAGAAAAAGGAAACAAAAAAGCCGCCCGAAGTTTTTCGGACGGCCTCATTTATCTATGTACTTTGTTTTTTAGCGTGCGGATTGAAGCGTTAACCAAGCTTCTAAAATGCTCGCATTTTCAGACATTGCGTCAAGTGCTCGCGTGACTTTTTGCGGCGGCCAGTCTTTTTCATCGTCACATACAAGATCGACTATACGATCGTAGACAATATCGAAAGCTGTCATAGTGCCGAGTGCGAGCTGCTTACGACGCTGCTCCCGCGTGCTCGCAGGCTTAGCCGCCTGTTCGGGCTTTGGTTGCGCTTTCGGCTTCGGCTGCGGCGCCGGTGCGGCTTTCGCTAGCTTGTAAGCGCTGATAACGCGCAAAACGTCACCCAGCTTTTCCGCGGGGATGTCGCGATACGACGCAACGGCGAAGTGCTTACGCAAGCCTGCGAACACGCGGCCGCGGTCCGCACGACTGGGAGCCGCGGCGTAGACGGCGGCGGTGATTTGCCGCATTTGGGCGGGGGAAAGATCAGACATTGCTTGTGATCCTATCTCAAGAGTTTGAAAAACTCTCCCCAGGCGCTTAGGAATGCGGCGGGGAGAAACTGCAGGTTCCTAACACCGGAACACAAGCACTCCGGCCCGCTTACGCGGCCCGCAGCTCTCCCCATAAGAGATAAGCAAAAGAAAAGCCACTACACATAAAAATGTGTGCGGCGCCTTTCGCGCTTGTGTTGTTCGTTCGGGGTTAGGATTCCCGTCGTCGTCTTTTTCACGACGCAAGCTAACTATACCCAAAAGGCGCGCGAAAGTCCATAGATAAATGAGGCCTAACGGCCTCTTGTTTCCAAATTTTTAAAAAGAACGAAAGCCTTGCGACTTTTTGAAGCGTCCTCACGCGTGGTAAAGCAGCTTCAAAAAGCCTCCGGCACCGAAGCCGGAGGAAAAACACGCGGCGGCTGAGTCAAACCGCTGCGCTAGTTACCATGCTCCGCACGCCGCCCGCAGCTCTCGAAGAGTCTTAGCGAAGCTCATGGCCTCGGCGAAGCCGAAACAGATGTGCTGACAGTCCTCACCTTCCGAAGCTGCAATTACAGTCTTCGCCGCTTCGAGCGTAAGTTCAGCGCCCTGGCGCGCATTCGCCAGCTGCTCACGTGCAATCGCCTTCACTTCTTCAGTCGTCAGCTTCGTAATCAGCTGACCGTCGTCCGAAACCTTGTAGATCTTTGTCATCGTTTTTCCCCTCAGTGTTTTTCAAGCGCAGTACGCTTTTTCTTCTTCGATCAGTGCGAGTACTTCGGGGCCGACTGCGGCCCAGTAAGCCGCGCCGATTTGATACGCTGCGGCCTCCGCATCAGTGAGGCCGGCAGGCGTGGGCTCGTCCGCATCCCATTCGACGCGGATGCTGTCAGCCCAAAGCCACGGGCAGCACCACGGCGTAGCGCTTTCGCAGTCGCCGGTTGTGCCGCCGGCATCGACCCAGCCGTTTACGAAGGCGTCACGGACCGCATCAGAGTTGAAAAGACGAGTGGAAAGCTTTGCAATAACTTTCATGATCAATCCTTCGCAAAGAACGCGTTTACGTCTTCAGCTTCGGCGGGGGTTAAGTCGAAGTAGTCAGCTAAGTAAGTGCCGACGGACTCGCCTTCGACTAAGCAAACGCCGCTGACTGAATCGGCAGGTTCGGCACGTATGTAAGCCTGTGCATCGTCGTAGATCAGAAAGACCGCTGCCGCCGCATTCGCCGCCGCGCAATACGCAGGCGAGAACGCCGCAAGATCCGAGTCCGGCTGAAAAAATGGCTCCGCATCCGGTTTGACGGCCAGCACGCGGCCGGAACTGAGCAGGCATCGGGCAGGTGCGAAATGGCGGAAGTCTGGGAGGTCTTCTTTCATGATCGAACCTCCTCACATCTCGCCGAACATCGCGAGCTGATCCTTCAGATACGACGACTCGCCGCGGCCCTGATAAATCCGAACCGTGTCGGAACCCCAGGACGCGGAAATTTCGAGCGTGTTCCAGCGCGACTCATATCGAGCGCGGATCGTGGGCCCGCCTACAGCAAGGTCAGCGTCGATGATGAAATCGCCGCCTTCGCTCTTGAAGACGTCCAAGCCGAGCGGATCGAACGCGCAATCGCCGTCGTCCTCGTCCTCGTCGTCCGAGTCGTCACGATCTAAGTAAGCCGCCGCGCTGCAGATCAGCCGCGAAAGCGTCTCGGGGTCCCGGCCGTCAAGACTCGAGAAGCTGAACCACGTGCCGGCAGCGGTGACGGGCTTTCTAAGCAGTGCACGGGCGTCAGAGTCAAGCGCTTCGATCGTCTTTTGCGAGAGTGTGTTTACGAACATGATTTTTTCCTCAGTGAAAGGGCGGCGGATTGGCCGCCCGTTGTGTGTTTGGTTAGGCCGCGTCCTCGCAGCAGTAAGCAGTGATGCGCTTTGAGAGTGCCGCGCTTGCCAGCGTGTCAATCTCTTCAGTCAGCCGATCCCCTAAGCCGTATTCAGTCAAACGGCGGTCGGGGCAAATGAAATCGAGGAGGACGCCGATTTGCGCCGCATTCCACGCAGTGACCGGACCCCACTCGTGAACGTCCGCCGAGTAAAAAGGGACCCAGCCGCTTGCAGGCGTGAAGCGCTTGCGGACGTACCCTGCGAAGTCGCAGGTTTCGCAAATGTCCTCGCAGTAGCCGGCCGGAGCCTGAGCCGCGAGCCTGCGGAGTCGCCGCAGGTCTGCCTTAGAGATATAGGCGACGGGACGTTCCTCATCCCCCCAGGCCCAGTAACCGCGGGAGTTCGCTTCAGCGTTGTATGAAGCGAAGCGCAGGCAAATTTGGTCCTGCTGGTCGGCCTCATCCGCAAGGTCGTTCGCAGCGTCGGTTAAAAAGTCCTCGTAACGATCGACCCACGACCGGGCGATTTCGACTGCATCTGCGCTGCTGATGCAGCAATCGCCGGCGCAGTCTTCGAGCTCGTCACGCGTCAGCGAGCAATCGCGATAGTCAGCTTCTTCGATCCGCCATTCGAGCTCATGCGCAATGCCTTCATCAAAGGCCGCGGTGAGATAGCTGTTATAGAAACCATCGAACGGGATTTGTGCGGCCTGCTGGTCCTCATCCCGCAGCATTGCCGCGGCCAGTGCCTGCGGCCGGTCGTTTTTGATCCACGATGCACGGCCGGCATGCGCATTGCAGCGAATGATCCGGTCGATAGCCGAGCGGCTGATCAGCGCGTTATTAGTTGTCATAGCTTTTTTCCTCAGTGGCTGATACAAAACGCGACACGCGTCTTGCTTCATTACGAAACATTATGCTACACGAGGCTACAGCGGTCAAGAGTGTATCGCTTTGTCGCGATTAGAACAAACCCCTATGCGATTGCGTACCTTCGAGGGTTGTGGGGTTAATTGGCACCCGGACGCAGTTTTGTAAAAGCAAAAACAAGTGAGTAGTTTCCCTACCCTGTTTTTTCTATTTAGGTTATTAGGGTGGGTTGTACCTATGCTTTTTGAAAAGTCATATAGGAAATGAAAAAATAAAAAAAACGTATATATAGAGATTTTGTTGTTTTTGATAGCAACACCCCACCCAATACCCCCAAGCCCCTCGCGCGAATAATTGCGCCCGCGCGGATAACTGCGCCCGCGCGGTTAATGCCGGCCGTCCCGTGGAAGTACGCAGCCGGCTGGTGCGGCCCGAAGGCCTTGGAACGTGTCTGCGGCGGCCTTTGAAGCCCTTCCGAAGACCTTCGAGCGTGTCCGCAACGTGGGGGATTCGCTACTGCCGCAGGCCTCGGCATCAACCGGCGCGCAGGTATTTTGCCGGCTAAATAAACACATGTACATTTATCCGGCTGTATGAAAGAAACTGTGTGAAACTCAAGCCGGCCGGCCGCCGGCCGCATGAGCTAGCGAAACTCAGCCGCCTATGCGGCGGATTCGTACCCCTGCGCTGCCGAAATCCGCCGGAGCCCGTTCGGTTTGATATCGAACGCACTGGGAGTGCGACGCTCGAGACCCCCGGGGCCAAAAACCCGCGGCGCCGCGCCCCGGGAAGGGGGTGTAAAAATTTTGGAGTTTTTTAAACGACGGAAATGAAGTTACAAACTATTACATGTTCACGGTTCAATTTGATTTTTCAAAAAATTTTAGAAAATTTTTAATTCCCCGCCAGCAGTCGCGGAATGTACCGAATCCGCAGCGTGCGTTTTTTGTGCTACATTTGCGGCAAAGATTTCGTCAACCACACGGTCGAGGACCATGCCAAGCTCTCGCAAGCCAGCCACGAAGCCCGCATATGCCGCTACAGACGCTGAGCCTGCTGAGGAAAGCCTTTTTGCCGGAGCCCCGTCCGGCGCCCAAGGTCTGGCCGGTGTCATTGGCGCAGAGTACGATCCCGAGAAGCTGCCCGACGGGGTAGCGGCGAAGATCGTCAAAGTTCGGCCGGATGTGTATCCGCCGACAAAGTCGAAAACAAAATGGGCGAAGGATCCGACGCCGAATTCGGAGTGGGATCGTCGCAGTTGGAAACCGCGCAAGCGGGAGCCGGGTGAACGCGGAATCCGCAGAAACCTGGCCGCGCTTGAAGCGATTTCGAGAAAGCTGTGTGTGCCGCCGTCCGTCTTGGATGCGCTTCCGCGCAGACCGGACGGAGCGCCTGCCAAGTCTCCCGAACTTCGGGCGGCGCTGCAGGCCTTCGTGGTGGCAGGCGGTACGCTGCAGCTTTTTGGCGAAGCCGTAGGCCTTTCGCGTTCGACGCTGAACGAATGGATCCGTCGTGACCCGGAGTGGTCCGAGGACTATGAGGCGGCGAAGAAGCTGGGGGCAGACGCGCTGATCGAAGAGGCGCTCGAGATTTCCGAGAACCCGAAGATTGTGGAGGAGGTGTTCCTCAGCTTCGACGGGGACGGCAGGCTCAAGCGCAAGGACGTTCGGCGCGCCGACGCCATCTATGCCCGCAAGCTCGCAGTGGCGACAAGGCTCGACATTGCGAAGAAGTGGGCGCCGGAGAAGTACGGCGACAAGCTCGAGGTGAAGACGGACGAGAGTCTGGCCTCCCGCATTATCGCGGCGCGTCAGCGCACGCGGTCTGCGGAGCCGATCGAGGACATCGAAGTCAAGAGCTGACGTCAGCTGCGCAGGACGTTAAATCGCGCAGGCACCACCGGTCGTCTATTGGTTAAGACGCCCGCCATGGCTGTGTGAAGTTCACGGCAGCCCCCGAGGTACAAGGGCGGCAGGAGGAGAAGCGGGTTCGATTCCCGTCAGGTGGCCAATCGTATAGAATTGGTTGCGTCAAACTGTTTTTCCTCAGTGAGACACTCGAAAGCCCTGCCGGTTTTATCACCGGCGGGGCTTTCGTTTATCGCTGCAGGACGACGGTCCACGCCACGACGACGCCGTAGATTTTGTCTACCTTTTCACCGGGGTTGCCGGCGTTCCCGTCAGATACCGCGTGGCCTTCATCCCCCAGAGAGATGACATATTGCCGCACGGCGAGCCAAAGCCCTTTGAGGGGATCGGCGCCGCCGTCATCAGCGGTATCTGTGAGCACCAGACTCCCCGGGCTTGGCTCTTTGTTTTTTACTGCATAGACAGTTGCCTTCGCGGGGATGCCGCAGGCGGCGGCCTCAAGCCGCGTGGCAAAAAGTACCTCGGAAGGCTCCCTGTGGTATCCCGCCGGCGGATAAATGAAGGCCAGTTCAAAGGCCCCGGGGGTGCTTTCAAACTCTTTGTTATCGCCCGGAGACCATCCGTCGTCAGGCATGCTGCGCACGCCGGCTTCATCAACTAAAGGGACGAGTCGCTTCCCTTCGGCTAGCGCTTGCAGTTCTTCCTGCGTTCGGAAACCATCGATGCGTTCTTGTGCATAAGGATCCGTGACAAGAGATTCGGTATCGATCTTGTCTGGCGGCAGACCGAACGTTTCGGCGACCTTGCGCATAACTTCCGGCTTGATTTTTCCGTCTGGGCCACGCTTGACATACCGGGCGAGCGTGGACGGAGACAGACCGCATTTGTCGGAGATCCCGCGGATGGAGAGGCTGTTTTCGTAGGCGATGCCGTATAAGTTGTTGAAGAAGTAGTGGCCCATAGTGCGTTCCTTTGTGTGAACACCTTTGTAGCAATTATAGATCGAGGTGACCCTTATTCGCATCTCCTCGATAAATGTGCTACGAACTGCTACAATAGTTGGCGCACCTTTTAAATCCTTTTATGGAGCACAAACGCATGAGCGGCCGACTCTACACTCCTCGGGAGTGTATTAATCTTTTAAAAAACCTTGGTCTTACAGACGGGCAAATTGCGAAAATAGCCGGCCTGCACCGTGTGACTGTCTGTCGCCTTCGCCATAGCAGCGCCGGAAGCTGTACGAACTACGCTGCGTGTGACGCACTTCGTATCGCTCTTTCCCAACGCATAGAAGAAGTGAGGGCTCTGCTCGCAGAGTATGACGCCGCTACGGGGAGTGAGGAATGACAGCCGTGATCAGCATCCCTAAGCAATTCGGCGTGCAAATGGTTGAGCACGGCTACGCGGTTCAGTTGTCGCCTCAGTGGTCGAAGCACCCGGTGGAGGCCAGCTGGCAGGACAAACCGAAGTCAATCGAAGAACTTGAGCTGGCGCCGGCGACTGCAGGCGTGAACCTGCTCTTTAAGCACTGCAAAGAGAACGTTATCGCGCTTGACTGCGATCTGCTCAGCGAGCGGCTGTCCGAGGCTTTTCGTCTGTGTCTGTATAAGGAGTATCCGGCGCTTTTCGATTTGCCCGTTCGCGTTGGCCGCGCGCCGAAGTGGATGATAATTTGCCGTTGCAGCGCCCGCATTGGCAAGGTCACGTCTAAGTCCTACACGGCGTTGTCTGCGGAGGAGCTTGCTGCTGCGCGAAAGCAGGGCGGGCATATTGACGCCGAACGCTTAGAGATTTTGGGGGCGTCTTGTCAGGCTTTGGTGTTTGGCTGGCATCCCGAAACTCGAAAGTGTTATGAGTGGAAGGCCGACTCTCCCTTCGCCCTGGGGCAGACGATCGCGGATATCTATGCGCAGGACCTGCCAGTTCTGACGCCGGACGATTTGCGCGGCATCATTCGCATCTTTGAAGAGATGGTTTCAGCGGAGCCGGCTTACTCGCTGCTTTCTTCTGGCGGGGCTATTTCGGCCGAGTTGGCTACGCAGGAGGACGAGCTTGCGGAGGTATTGAGCGATAAAGCTCCTCTGCCCGGCATGACCCCGGATCGTGTGCGTGAGCTTATCAGTCGGGCTAAATGGGACGTAGATACGCGTGAGTCGTGGGTTCAGCTTGGTGCGATGCTCGCGCACCAGTACCGTGATGCGCCCGAAATCGGGCTTCAGCTTTTTGACGAAGCCAGCCGTAAGTCGCCGAAGTACAAGGGGATCGACGATGTGCGCCGCACATATGAGTCCTTACGACGCAACACTGGCGGGCGCGCTGTGACGCTGCGTACGCTGATTAAAGCGGTTAGGTCCCTTGGGGCGGAGGATTTGGCGCTTCGTGCAGAAGAACCGACCTCAGAGGGCTTGGCGGCAAAGGTGAGACTGGAGTTAGCGGACGAGATCTATTATCTGGGCGATGAAGGGCGCGCGCTTCATTGGAACGGAATGCGCTATGTCGAGGACGATGTCGGGGAGATTGACGGTGCGTCCGCCCCGGAAGAGAAGCCTCGCACCAACTTGCATGCTATGGCGTACAAGATTATGGCCGCGCATACCCGCAGGCATCTGCCGCCGATGCCGCAGGATGCAAAGGCGGAGAGAGCGTACGCTAAAGACCCGTGGGTGAAACTTCATAATCGTATTGTCAATCAGCCGGGTTTTGTGCGGGGCGTGCTAACCGAGTACATATTGAAGGACCCTGCTATTCGTCGGCAAAGCTCCGACTTCGATCAGACACCGGGTGTGCTTTCCGTAGCCAACGGATACATCGATCTGAAAACAGGTATGTTTTTTGGCCCGGACAAAGAGCTACGCCTCCGTCGGCACACGAACGTCCGTTTTGATCCTGACGCGAAGTGCCCAATGTGGGAGCGGTTCATAGAGCAGGCGTCAGCGGGGGATCCTGAGTTTGTTAAGTATCTGCAGCGATATGCCGGCTACATTCTGTTTGGCTCGCCCGAGGAGCAGCTTTTGCATATCTTTGTCGGCTCCGGCGGCAACGGCAAGTCGGTGTACTGCGACGTGCTCAAAGATGTGCTCGGCGAATACGCCATTGCAATCGAAAAGGGCACATTGGTATCTACAGCGAGAAGTATTGCCCGGTCGGCCGGCGGCGCGCAGCCGGATTTGGCACGGCTTAACGGCTGTCGCCTGGCAATCTGTGCGGAGCTTGATGACGGCGACCGGCTTCGTGCTGGAGAGATTAAGGCGCTTACGGGTGAGCAGACATTTACCGCCCGCCGGTTATATGCGGAGTACACAACATTCAAGACTACATGGAACATTTTGCTTCAGACAAACGTTATGCCGAGGTGCACTGATTTATCCGAAGGTATGGGCCGGCGTCTGCGCATTGTGAGATTCAACTATCGCGTGACAGAAGAGGAACGCGACCCGCAGCTTGTTAAGAAGATTCTTGCGGCGGAGTCCTCCGGCGTTTTGAATTGGATGCTCGCTGGCTCTCGAGACTATCTGGCGGTTGGGCTGAAGCAGACAGCGGCCATGCGTCGTGAGCTAGAGCACTATCGCGCTGACTTAGATGTTGTAGCGGAGTGGGTCTCTGCATGCTGCGAGCCGATTACTAATGACGAGTACGAGCTGTGCCTTAAGAGCCGGCAAAAGACGAAAGAGTTTTGGCTTAGTTGGAAGGCGTTTATTCAGGATCGTTTTGTGCCGGACAGCCTCCGTTACGACCAAGCGTCTTTTACCCGGTACCTGCGGGAGAAGAAGGGGTTTGAGCTTCGCTCTGGCGGCAAGGGCTTGAAAAATGTTGCCAACTACAAATTGCGAGAGGGGACCGATGATGAGGAATGATGCGCGACCAAAAGTGAGTTCACGCATGGCGGGGGATGAAGCGGATATGCGGTACCTGCAGAAGCATAGGCATCTTTGTGCGGTTGACCGAATGCTGAAGGTGGAGGAGTGAGATGAAGAACGCGGGTAAGACAGAGGATTGGCTGATTGAGCGCGCATCGGGCGTGTGGCGTAAGGATCCGCTTCGGGCCATCTTGGAGCTCTTTCCTTTCGGCACGGACCCAAAGTACTCGCTTGTGAGGCTTCAAGAGCCATGGCGGTCAAGGTATCCGAATTGTACGTACGGGTTGGATGCCTGGGCTTGTGAAGTGTGCGACAGGATTGCTTTACGTGTGGCTGAGCATGACTTTGATATGGTCAACGCTGTGGATCCGATTCGCGTAGCGGTAGCGTCAGGGCACGGGCCGGGCAAGGGGGCGCCTCTTAACGCCTGGGTTGACACACCGCAAGGGAGAAAGCGCTGGGGGGATTTGGTCGTTGGCGACTACCTATTTGGCGCGGATGGGAAAGCTGTGCGCATCACCGGCTTTCCGTATTGCGGCGTACGTCCGTGCTACCGCGTCGAGTTTGACGACGGTTCTTTTGCCGTTGTCAGTCAGGAGCACTTATGGAACGTTCGCGGCAGACACGAACGGCGACATAACCTTGGCACATGGCGCACTTTGGAGACGCAGGAGATTCTAAAACTAGGGGTCAAGCGGCCAAACGGGAAAGCGCTGGCGCGCCAGTGGGAGATTCCGAGGCAGCAACCGGTGGAGTGGCCCGATGCGGATTTGCCGATAGACCCCTATTTCTACGGGCTGTGGCTTGGGGATGGCGTGGTGTGGCAGCCGCTGATTACTACGGACGAGCTCGAAGCGATCGCGCATCTGCGGGAAAAAGGCCTGGAGCTTAGCGTTCATAAGTCAAATAAAGGTGAATGCTATCTTGTCCGCCTTTTAGGGTTAAGGGACTATCGCCAATACTTCAACGCGGGCAGCTACGAACGGGAGATTCCGGAGTGCTTTTTGTACGCATCGGTTGAGCAGCGGCTCGAGCTACTTCGCGGGCTTGTGGATTCTGATGCAGATGTGGGTAAGAAGGGCACGCTGACGTACTCCACGACGAGCTTTGTTCTTGCAGAGCAAGTTGCTTGGTTGGTGCGGTCTCTGGGTGGTAAGGCGCAACGGCGCCCAGCGGTCAAGAAGGCGTTCTATAAAAACGCCAATGGCGAGCGCATAGCTTGCAGGGACTGCGTTCGATTAACGATCACAATGCCGCGGGGCGTTCGGCTGGGCTATACCACACATAAAGTGTCGCGTATTCGACCAACGATCGAAGACCGCTACTTAACACGATGGATCGACAAGATTGAGCCATGCGCCGACCAAGTTATCCGGTGTGTCTCGGTGGACAGCCCGGACGGGCTGTATCTGATGGGCGACTTCATCGTCACCCACAATTCGTTTTTTGTCGGCGCGCTCACGTGGTGGATTATGACGACTCGCCCCAACTGTAAGGGGACGATTACGGCGACCACCATGCCTCAGCTTGAAGCGAAGACTTGGGCGCAGGTTGCGTCGATGCAAAAGGACTGCTTGACAGGGCACTGGTTCGAGATTACACAAGGCAGAGGTTCGATGCGGATGTATGCCAAGGAATCTCGCGAAGGCTGGGCGTGTACGGCGCAGACATCGAAAGAGGAAAACTCAGAATCCTTCGCGGGTCAGCACGCGGCCAGTTCTACGTCTTTCTATATCTTCGACGAGGCGTCCGGCATCCCGGACAAGATCTGGGAGGTGGCGGAAGGCGGCTTAACCGACGGCGAACCGATGATTTTTGCGTTTGGTAATCCGACGCGCGCTTCTGGCGGCTTTTACAACTGCTTCCACCGTGATGCAGCGCGTTGGGATACGTTCAAAGTGGACAGCCGCAACGCTCAGCTGACGAACAAAAAGCAGATCGCCGAGTGGGCTGAGGTCTATGGGGAGGACTCCGACTTCTTCAAAGTCCGTGTCCGAGGGGAGTTTCCTGACAATGCCTCCGTGCAGTTCATCCCTACTTCTGCCGTTGAAGCCGCGATGAGCCGCGAAGCGCCCGGGGTTGGCGGCAATTCGTTTAAACGTGCCATTGTGGGCTTGGACATTGCCCGCTTTGGCGACGACGCTTCGGTGATTGCGACTCGCATTGGCCGTGATGCGGCCAGTATTCCGCTTAAGGAAGTCCGCAAGCTCGATGGGCCGATGGTCGGGCAGGCGTTGGCCGCCCACTGTGGCTATCTGCTTGACACTTTGAAGTTCCGTGAAGTCCGCATCTATTTTGACCGGGCAGGCGTTGGGTCATCAGTGTGGGATTGGCTGCGGTACGAATACAACGATCCTCGTGTCCGGTACTACCCCGTTGACTTCGGCACCAAAGCTCAGAAGTCGAATGTCTATGCGAACAAGCGCATTGAGATGTGGGGGCGCATGAAAGAGTGGCTCATCACTGGCGACGGCTGTCTGCCGAAGAATGATGATTTACAGATGGAGCTTATCTCTCCGGAGTTCTCGTATAACGATCGGCAGCAGATGGTGCTCGAGCGCAAGAAGGATCTGAAGGATCGAATCGGATGTTCACCTGACCATGCTGATGCGCTTTCTCTTACTTTCGCCGACGAGATGGCCGACCTCGTGCCCGACGATATGGAATCAGGCCGTCGGCAATCTTGGCGCCGTACGAGCGATATGGACCCCACTACGGCACTTGAGCGGGAGGACACATGGTAACGATTGAGAAAATGACGGCTAAGCAGCTTTTTGCACGTCCGGACTGGGGGCGGTTCGAGTCCGAGTACCTGGCGATGGCGTACCCAGAGATGGCCGGGCCGGGTGTGCTGCGAAGCTATTACGAGCAGTGCACGGATGCGGGGACGGCTACGATGCTTATCGCTTCGGACGGCGGCCGTACGCTAGGACTGGCCTGCTTCTTTGTCGCCGTATCTCCGCACACCGGCGTGAAGACCTGCATGGTGGATGCGCTTTACACGAGCGAGCTTGCTCCGCCGTCGACGGGGGCTCAGCTGATGCTCGCCCTTCGCAAGTCGGCGAGAGCGGCAGGCGCGGCGGTTGTGCTTTTTTCAGCTCAAACCGGCAGTGACTTTGACCGGATGCTGGCAAAGCTGAAATCGGCCCGACATGCGCAAAACATATATATAGTGGTTGCATGAGCAAGATACAACCATATATAGTGAATTCGGTGACTGATGCCCAGCACGCCCGCATGGAGGCGCTGATGGATGAGATGGCCGCGGCTGCGCCAGGCGACGCGGGCATTCGCATCAGTCACGTGCTTCATGCCGGGTGTTATGCCCGCACGGCCTTCGTTCCGGCGGGCGTTCTTTTTGTATCGAATCAAGTAATGGTTCCGACAGTCGTCGTCATCTCCGGCGACTGTTTGCTAACGGATACCGACAAAGCCGTTAGAATTCAGGGATATGAGGTTCTAGCCGGAGCACAACGCCGCCAAGCGGTGTTTAGGACACTCAAAGACACATACATAACCGCGTTCTTCGCGACCAACGCGAAGACTGTAGAGGAAGCCGAGCGGGAGGCAGTTGCTGACCCGTCACGGCTTCTTCGCGTATCCGAAGAGGAATGACTATGTCTTGGGTGGGTGTAGGCGCTCTAGTGCTCAGTGCTGCGAGCACCGCGTATCAAACGAATCAGCAGCGCCGCCAGGCCAAGAGCGCCGAGGCGGCTAATCAGCGGCAGGCCGAAGCGATGCGTCAGGCTGAGCTGCAGGAGCAGCAGAACTTTAACCGCCAGAACCGTAATACAGCCGATGTCGGCGCCTTGCTGAACCAGAACACGGGCGGCTTCGGCGCGGCGAACATCACGGGCGGCGGAGCCGGCACCGGAGGCGCAACGCTTGGTGCAGGCGGCCTTTTGGGACGATAAGACATGGCCGTGGATATGGACAAGGTCCGGGCGCGGTTCCGGGACCTGCAGGATCAGCGCTCCCCATACGAGGCGCGATACCGTGACCTCGCCCGATATATCCTTCCCGACTCCGGGCGGTTTGAAGCTTCTTCCACGCAGTCGGCCAAGGCGGCGGACCCGTGGACATTCGTTTACGATGCCTCTGCGACTGACGCCGCGGGGGCTTTAGCGGCCGGCTTGTTGGGCGGCATCACTTCCCCCGCCCGTCCGTGGTTCCGTCTGACGACGGGGGACCCCGAGGCTGATGAGCGCTTTGAGAATCGCCAGTGGCTTTCTCAGACGACGGAACTTTTGCAGACGGTGTTTCTGCGCTCCAACGTTTACCCAGCTTTGATTCAGGCCTATGAGGAACTGGCCGTCTTTGGCACGGCGTGCATCATTGCGCTCCCATCTGAGTCCGACGACATCATCCATCTCTTCCCGATGACGGTGGGTGAGTATTGGATTGCCGAAGATTACGAGAATCGCGTGAACACGGTTTTCCGCCGGATCAGCATGACGGCCGAGCAGATGGTCGAGCAGTTCGGGCGAGAAAAAGTCTCCTCCGGCGTGAGGGAATGCCTGACGGACGACCGTAAGCGGAATCAGCGTTTTCAGGTTATTCACGGCATTTTCCCGCGTGACGGCTACGATCCGAAGAAGAAGGACAACCGCAACTTCCCGTGGGTGTCTGTCTACTTTGAAGAGACCTACGAGAATGACGGGCGAAGCTCCGGTTCGAGCACGCCGCTTCTTGAGGAAGGCTTTTCAACATTTCCGGGGTTGTGTCCTCGATGGGAGATTCACGGCGGTTCGGTCTACGGAACGTCGCCCGGCATGAAGGCGCTCCGTGAGGTGAAAGGCCTGCAGGTTGAGACAAAGCGCAAGCGTCAGGGCATCGATGAGCTTACAAATCCGGCGATGATCTATCCCGCCTCGATGGAGAATCATCAGCTCGATTTCACGCCCGGCGGCATTTCGTTTTACCCCGACGGCGGCACGCCTCAGCAGGCGTATCCCGCTAAGCAGGTGAACATCAATCTTCAGCATCTTCTCGCCGACATTCAGGATTCCCGTCAGAAGATCAACGAGTATTTCTATAAAGATCTGTTCACGGCGATTATGTCAACACCCCGCACCAACCGAACGGCTTATGAGGTCGATCAGGTTGCGCAGGAGCGCATGGCACTTCTGGGCCCAGTGCTTCAGCGCTTGAACGGGGAGCTTTTGCGTCCGCTCATTCGTATGGGGCTTTACGCGCTTGAGAAGGCCAAAGTACTTAGCCCCATGCCCTCGGGCATGCAGGGCGTTACAGTGACGTTCGAATCCATTCTTGTGCAGGCGCTTCGTTCGGCGGGCATCACGGCCGAAGACCGCTACCTTTCTACCGCGTTCTCAATCGCCAATTTCGATCAGACGATCGTGGACAACGTCGATCTGGACAAGCTCATGCAGAAGCGGGCCATTGCTCAGGGCGTTGACCCAGATATCCTGCGTGCCCCCGAGGACGTGCAGAAGATGCGTGCGGCTCGCCAGGAGCAGCAGGCGCAGCAGGCTCAGATGGCGCAGGCCGTGCAGATGAGCGAAGTCGTCAAGAACATACAGGCGACAAATCCCGGCATTTCGAATGTCGGGTCGATTCAGAGCTTACAGGGCTACTAAAAGCGAGGCGTGAGCGGGGTGCTCCGGCCGTCACGTCTCGCGCCCTACTAACACCATATGTAGTGTTCGTATCAGCATACAACACGGCATATGGTGTTTTACGGTAGAATCAACGCTATATGACGAATGACCGCATTGATGATCTTGAGCACGAACAGCTCAAGCGCGAGGAGGCGCAGAAGCTCCGTGAGCAGCGTGAAGCAGAGCGCCGCTTGGACTTCGTGCGCGTGATGGAGACGGCGGAGGGGATGCGTGTTCTGCGCTGCATTCTTGAGATGACGCGGCTCTATCAGCTCTCCTATACGCCGGGCGACGCGCTCGCTACGGCGTTTCGCGAAGGCTCTCGCAATGTGGGCCTTCAATTGCTGGCTACGATGGGTGACGCAGACTCCAACCTCTGCGACGCCGTCGTTCGTGATTTAGGAAAGGAATAACGCGATGGCTGATGAACTTAACGCCGCCACGAGTGAAGGAGCGGGCCAGCAGGCTGCGGCTCCTGTGTCTGCGACGACCGAACCCGCAGCGGGCATCCCGACGGGTTCTCCCTCCACGGGCGGCACCAATTCGTCGTCTGAGTCCAAGGATTCACGTGCTCTGGGAATTGATAAGGGCTCAGACGACGCTTCTCAGGGGCTGGGTGGCCCCGGCCTTCTGGGGCAGGATCCGGCGGACGAAGATCCGAATGGCGGCATCCTTGGCGCACCGGAAGACGGCTATAAGTTTGAGGCCGACGAAAAGAGCCCGGTGCAGCTGTCCGGCGACATGCTCGACGCCTTCGGCAAAGTGGCCAAAGAGCTGAACCTCTCGCAGGCCTCCGCCCAGAAGGTTGTGTCAGCAATGGCGCCTGCGATGACGCAGCACTACGCACAGATGCGCAAGGAATGGGCGGCCCAGTCTGAGGGGGATCCGGAGTTTGGCGGCCCGGCTTTTAAGGCCAATCTGAAAAGCATTAACCGCACCTACATGGATACGACGACGGAGGGTCTTCGAGAAGTGCTCATGAAGACGGGGCTCAACTCGCATCCGGAGGTTTTGCGGTTTTTCTACCGCCTTAACAAAGAACGTTCCGAGGGGAAATTCATCACCTCGGCGGGTTCGTCAGACGATCGGAGCGGCTCTGACGATTTTTACAAGGGCATGCGTCCTTAAGGAGATAAGTGAATGTCTACTGGCAATCGCTACACGCTTGCTGAGTACGCCCAGGTCGCAGGCCTGAAAGGCGTTCAGCTGGAGGTCGTGCACACGATTGAAGACACGGAGCCGCTTTTTGCTTCGGCGCCGATCATCAAGTGCAACAGCGGCCAAGTCAACAAAACTCAGGTCATCACGCAGTACCCGGTTGGCCAGACCCGCGGCTACAACATGGGCGTGACCGCTGAGAAGGCCGCCTCTAAGGTTGTGCAGGATGACACCTGCATGATCGAAACGTACAACGAAATCGATGTAGAGATCGTTCGCCAGAACGGGGACTCTGCGCGTTGGCGTGCCAATCAGGACAAGGCGTTCGTCCGCGGTCTTGCGCACTCCACGGCCGAGCGCATTTTCAACGCGTCGAAGAAGCGTGACCCGTTTGAATTTGACGGGCTCGGGACTCGTTACAGCAAGATTGACGGCGAGCACGTGATCGATGCGTCCGTCGAAGATACCGTGTATGCCGACCTCTGGCTTGTGAACTGGGGCACGAACACTGTGCACCTGATCTATCCGGAAGGCGGCGTGGCAGGTTTGCATCAGAACTTTGAACAGAATGTGGACGCCCGCGATCCGAAGAATCGTCTCTTCAAGGTCGACCGTACTTGGTACAAGTGGTACATGGGCCTTGCAGTGCCCGATCCTGCGCAGGTTGTTCGTATTGCGAACGTGCCGGTCAACAAGGCGCTTTCCGGTGACTACGACCTCATCACGGCGCTTACGCTTGCGACGGAAGGTTTGCCGGGCGATGTGCTTCCGGGCTGCGGCATCTATATGAATCAGAAGCTCCGCTCAGCCCTGCGTCTTCAGATTACGGCCAAGCCGAATGTCAACCTGACATTCGATACCGTTGCTGGCAAGAAGGTGCTCAACTGGGACGGCATCGCTGTCCACAAGGTGCCGCTGACGGTCCTTCCGACTTACACCAAGAAGCTCGCATAAGGAGGGAACCATGATTGATTATGAATTGGTACTCGCCGAGAAGCAGGACTTCAAAGCCGCGGTTACGACGGAGGCTGTAGATCTTGGGCAGAAGACGCCCAATATCGGTCTGCTTGAACGCGCACTGTGGTTTGTCTTCGTTCCGTCTGACGTGTCAGCCGGCACGGGCTCCGTGACGTTCACGCTTGAAGACTCCGAAGACGGCAAGAATTTTACGTCGGTTGCGGCGTACGGTCCGATCGTTGCTGAGAAGATTGTGCGCGATGTCGCGTTCCCGTTCCCGCTCCATCACCGTCGGTATGTCCGCGTTAAGACGGCGGTTACGGGTACGGTGAGTACGCTTGCCGGCACGCTTGCCGTCGCCGACAACTTCTCCGATCCGGCCCGTTACTGGCGTGATGAGGTTGAGTTCTATAAGCCGGATCCCGACGCCTCCAAGATTGACCTTGCTACGCGTGCGAAGGGCAAGGCGGAATCGGCAGCTAGCGCAGGTTGGGCGGCGACGGCATCGTCCGCCGACTCAGCCAAGGCACTGGCTTCCGGGGTGAAGGTCAACTTGACCTCTCAGGTTACCGGAGTACTGCCGGTAGCGAACGGCGGTACGGGCAGGTCTACGAGCTAACCCTCGTCTAGCCGCGAGAGCCGGAAGGGGCGGGCGTCTGAATGGCCCCGCCCCTTTTTTTTTCTTTGGAGTTTTTCCATGGCGACTGAAACCGATATCTGCAATCTAGCGGTTCGCCGACTGGGCGAAATGGCGCTGCTTGTGGACGTGAACGAAAACTCGACCTATGCCGAAGTGGCTAAGCAGACGTACCCCATCGTGCGTGACGCGCTTCTTGAACGTCACGCATGGAATTTTGCGACTACGCGTGTGCGGGGGCAGCTTTTGGCTGAGAAGCCTATCGGCTGGCAGTTCGGCTATCAGGTGCCGGCGGCCTGCCTGCGGATGCTTTCAGTCTATGCCGAGACTCGCGGGGAGGTGATTGAACAGGAGCCGTGGGTGTTCGAGATGCAGGGCGCGTATCGCGTTGTGCTCACGAACATCGAGAACGCCGTGCTGAAGTTCATTCAGTACACCGAAAACTCGGATCTTTATTCGCCGGGCTTTGTCGATGCGCTTGCGTGGCATCTTGCGGCGTCTCTCGCCGGTCCGATCATTAAGGGCGAGACCGGGATGACGGTAGCCACCAAGCTTCTGCAGCAGGCGCAGTACTTCGAGCGGCAGGCGATTCAGGCTGACGTACGCCAGCGCCGGACGATTAAGTATGAGCCCGTGGATTTTATCGAGCGCGGTTCTTGGGGTCTTTATCGAGAAGGCGGGCTGATGAGCAACGAGCAGTGGCTGGCGATGCGGAAGTAAGGGAGCAGTGCAATGGCAACCAGAGTGACACAACTTTCGTACAACGCAGGCGAACTGGGCGAGCTGCTTACCGGCCGCGTGGACGACTCGAAGTACTCGGCCGGGCTGGCGCTTTGCCAGAACGCTTATCCGACGCCGCAAGGACCGGTGCGCAATCGTGCGGGGTTCATGTATGTCAACGCGGTGAAGGATTCGTCCAAAGCCGTGCGGCTGATCCCGTTTGTTTATTCGGCGGATCAGCAGATTATTGTCGAGCTCGGCGAGTATTACGCGCGCTTTCACCTGAGAGGGCAGACTTTAATGCGGGCGGACGGTTCGGCTCCGTACGAGATTGCTACCCCGTGGCGCGCGAGTGACCTCTTTCAGATCCACTACACGCAGAACGCGGACATCATGACGCTTGTGCACCCGGCGTATCCGCCGCAGGAGCTTCGCCGGTATTCGATGAACGACTGGCGCATGGTGCGGGTTAGTCTGCTTACTTCGCTGCTGCCGCCTTCTGGCGTGGCTGCGGTACGTTTCAGCAGTGCAGCGAGCGATGCGAATTCCGAGAAATACACTCAACGATATGTTGTTACTGCGCTGAGCGAAGATCGTACGGAGGAGTCCATTGCGTCGGCGGAAGTCAGCGTCGTGGCTAATCTGTATGCGACTGGCACCACCGTGAAGGTCAGTTGGAATTTGGTAACGGGGGCCCGGTATTACCGCGTTTATAAATATCAGGGCGGCCTCTTCGGCTATATCGGTGAGACAGTTGAGAACAGCATAGTTGATGACAATATTGCTCCTGAGACTGGCACAACGCCGCCATATACAGATGATGTCTTTCAAGTCTCCGGCGGCATTTCCGGCGCGTCGATCGTTAACGGTGGTTCGGGGTACGACAACGGTAAGCGAGTGGTAAAGGTTCTTGATTACGGTTGGTGGGGCAATGGCAATTGGAATACGCAGGAAGGCTATGCGGGGCTTATGACCCTCCCGTGGGTTGCCGGGGGCGTGGAATCGGGCTTCAATTCAGGTGCCACATGGCGTACCGGTACATTTTATAACCTCGGCATTCAAGACCTCGAAGGAGGTGGGACGGGGGCTACGGGTGAATTTGATACCCAGCAATGGGGTCGGTTTGGTAAACAGATTAACGGCGGGCGGCTGACCAATGACGGCGGTTATGGGTACAAACGTCCTGTCTTGAAATTTGAATTTCGTACAGGGGTGAAAGACTACATCTGCACCGTCGGGTATCTCGAATGCCTTGCGGAAGAAGTCCCGGTCGAGCTCGAGGTCTATGACGACGGGGGGTCGGGGTACGGCGCCCGCCTGGGGTTTGTTATTACGGACGGGGTGTTCACCGACGTTTATGTGATCTCGCCAGGGCGCAACTACACCAACCCAAAGGTGCGGATCACGACAATTAACGGCTCCGGTGCTGAGTTCAGGCTGACGATTGGCAATGCGGGCGACTATCCTGCCGCAGTCGGCTACTTCGAACAGCGCCGTATTTTCGCCGGATCGAATCTGCGTCCGCAGCAGATCTGGATGACGGCCACGGGCACCGAGTCGAATATGACGTACCACCTGCCTCTGCAGGATACAGATCGAGTTAGTTTCGCCGTGGCGGCTCGCGACTTGAATCAGATTCAGCACATCGTTGCGCTGCAGCAGCTGATTGCTTTGACCTCAGCCGCTGAGTGGCGTGTCTCGCCTTTGAATTCCGACGCGATCACACCGTCCTCGATCTCAGTGCGCCCGCAGTCGTATATCGGTGCTTCGACAGTACAACCGCAGATCATCAATACGAATCTGCTTTATGCCGCCGCACGCGGCGGACATGTGCGCGAGCTCTCGTACGACTACACCGCTGGCGGCTACATCACCGGCGACATATCGATCCGTGCGCCGCATCTCTTTACAGAAGACAACGTGGTAGTGGATATGGCGCTTACGAAGTCGCCGGATCCGGTGCTTTGGTGCGTGCGGCAGGACGGTGTTTTACTCGGCCTTTCGTATGTGCCGGAGCAGAAGATAGCCGCTTGGTTCGAGTACAAGACGGATGGCGCGTTCGAGTCGGCCGCAGTTGTGCAGGAGGGTTTGAACGACTATCTCTACGCCGTCGTTCGCCGGACGGTCAACGGCCAGACAAGGCGTTTTGTTGAGCGCCAGATGGTTCGCACGGACGACTACCGCGGTGCGACGTGCTTCCTTGACTGCGCTGGGCGCCTTACAAGCTCAGCCAAATCGATGGATGTCTCCGGGCTTTCGTGGCTTGAAGGCCGGGTAGTAACGGCGGTAGGAGACGGCATTGTGTTTTCCGGTCTGACGGTGAAGGACGGAAAAGTGACGCTTCCGCAGGAGTGCGCGGACGTTTGGGTTGGGCTCCCTTATGTGACGGAGCTGAAGACGCTTCCCGTGGCGCTTCCGTCGCAGGACGGCTCCTACGCTCGAGGCCGAGTGAAGAACGTTTCGCGCGTATCGCTTCGTCTCAGCAAAACATCGGGCGTCGATGCAGGGCCGGACACCGGGCACATGAAACCCGTGAAGGCCCGTTCAATGGAGTCGTATGGGAAGCCGCCGGAGCTCATGTCCGGTGAGACGGATCTTGTGCCAACGGGAACGTGGAGCGCGGATGGCTCTTTTGTTATTCGGCAGGCGGAGCCGCTCCCCTTCACGCTGATCTGCCACTCGGCAGAAGTGGTTATCGGAGACGACAAGTAAATGGACTACGGATTAGGAAACGTCAGTGACGCCTCTCTTGAGCAGGCGTTCAGCACATACGACCCGGACGCGGCAAGTTTTTGGAACGTAGGGCTCTTTGAAACGAAGTCTGCGGCCAAAACCTTCGGACAGAACACTGGTTACGTGAGTCTGGCTAACGGTGTCATTGGCGCCGTGGGTTCCATTGCGACGGGTTACTACAACTCTCGCATTCAGAAGGCACAGCAGGAGATGGCAATCCGCGTGCAGGAATACAACGCGCGGCAGGCCGAACGTGCGGCGCAGTCGGCGTTGATGTCGTCGAACTTCAAGATCGGTCAGATTAGCGAGAAGTTCGAGAAGGTGAAGTCCTCACAGAAGGCGGCGATGGCGGCGAACGGCATTGTGCTGGGCGTTGGGTCTGCGGCCGAAGTGACTGCTTCGACCGACATCAACAAGCGCCGGTCGATCGATAACCAGTATGCCAACGGTTACTCAGAGGTCTCCAAGTATCGGATGCAGGGCGTCAACGCCCAGTCGCAGGCGGCCGCTACCGCCGTAGGCGAAGTCAACGCTTTCCAAGGCTTGGGCAACGCCGCTACGGCCTTGGGCACGGGCATCAAGGACTACATCTATTACAACGACAAGAATTGGCTGAGGAGCGCATAAATGGCAGTACGAGTTGCTGATACCCCGGAAGTTTCTCCGCTTCCCGCGACGGAGCCGGGACCTGGCTATACGACGCCGAGGATCTTTGCCGTGGACTACACGGGCGAACCGCTGAAGGTCACGCAGACGCTTTCAGAAGCGGGTCGGCTTCGTGAGGAGGCTCGGCGAGCGGATGTGAAGCTTAAGGTTCAGGATGCCGTAACGCACTACCAGTTCGACCTTCGCCAGTACATGACAGCGGAGAAAGGGCCGCTGCAGAAGCAGGGGTCGCAGGTGCTCGGCAAAGATCTGGACGGCCGAGACTATCGGGTTCGGTTGGGCGAAGACGTCCGGTCGCTGCACGGGAACATCTCTGAGTTTTATGGGCTTACTGATGAGGAGCGGCAGGAGTTTGAGCGCCGAGTTCAGCCGACGGACAAAGAGGCGTTCGCACTGGCGGAAACACACTACACGAACGAAAAGCGCAGGTATGCGGTTGACGTGCAGAAGAATCGCGCCTCGGCCGCAGCTTTCAACATCGCCGAAGGCGGAAGTGTTACAGCGAACATGGCGGCTATTCGTGCCGCCGCAATCGAGCACGGCCACATTACCGGCATGGATGTTGACACGCCGTCGGGCCGCAGGGTTATTGACTCTGTGGTTAAGCAGGCTGTTGAGCAAGGTGTCAGCGCCTTCACCGATCGCCTGATCGCGGACAACAGACCGGAAGACGCTCAGCTCTATCTGTACAAAGCGTCCACAACCGGCGGTACGTCTGGAGAGTTCCTCCGTGCGCAGCGAGACAAGGTGGAGACGGCTTTGCAGGTGAAGCAGGCCAAGCTCCGGGCGGACAGCGCCGTCGCGGAGCTTAAGGCGGCCAGTACGCCGACGGGGCGGTTGGTTACGACGCTTATGGCGAACGGGGGCATTGCAGACTCGTGGGGGCGGGAGTATGCCAAGCACATGGGCGTGAAGAACTGGGACGAGCTCGATCAACGCAGGAAAGACAGCTACGTACGCGACGCAGTGGATGACCAGCTGCGGCAGTACGGGGGTGACCCGGATCTTGCAATCGCGGCCTCTATTGTGGGTGCACGCAACGACATGACGCCGGCCGAGACAAAGAAGTGGATGGACCAGAATATCGAGCTGGCCGTTGACAGCGGCGGCACAGCGCGGGACGTCATCAACTACTTAACTCCGGATGAAAAGGCGAGATTCACTCGAGCTAAGAACCGCTATGCCACAGAGTCGACGTACGACTTTGACCCGACATTCGAGCAGGTGTATGCGGCGATGAAGCGCCAGAACCCACACGGCCAGCCGGAAGAACTCATGGCGGCGGCAAAGCTCGGCTTCGAAAAGCTAAAACTCGAGCGTGCGCAGCAGAAGATCGTTTGGGGGGCGACGGTTCAGCAGGCTTTTGGCATTGTTCAGAACGGCGGAACCGTGCAAGACGTTATGACGATGCAGGGGTACAGCGACCTGCCGCCGTCGTTCAAGAATCATCTTGCTGCGGCTGCAGAGCGCATAACCAGCGGGGACATTGACAAGGTAGGCGATCCGGTTCTTTTTCAGGCGCTGAACAGCGACCCGACGAAGTTGGCCAGTTTGTCTGACGGGGAGTTCATGCTGCTCGCCTCTCAGCTTGATTCCCAAGAGCTGCAGATTCTCGAGAACCAAAGAGCGGCTCTGAAAAACGGCGTGAAGATGGATGATGCGGTGCCGTACAGCGACATCAACCAGATCATCGACGAAAACTGGGGGGACCTAGGGATTAAGGAACAGCGTGAGTCAACAGACGGCAAAGCACTCAAGGGGTACCTCGTGGGCTACGTCGCCCCTGTTATCCGACAGCTTAAGCTCACGAAAGGGCCGCTTTCGCACGCCGAGCTTACAAAGCACGTGCTGGATATTCTTGGCACGAAAGTGAATAAACCGGGTGGGATATTCTCGGACGGACAGACGAACGTTGCCAACTGGGGCAGCACAGAGGGCTCAACGCGGGAGATCCTTGCAAAGGCGTTTGGCGTTCAGGATGAGGCGGCGCTGAAAGGCAGAGCCGGCGTCAATCTTTTCTTGAAACTCAAAAACGCGCCCAGCGTTTCCGTCACGGACGAGTACCTGCCGCTCCCGCTTCGAACCCGAATCCGCGAAGCGTACAAGGGCGCCTTCGGAAAACTGCCCGACGCCCGCACCACGGTCTACCTTGCGGCGTGCATGTCCGAAGGCGACAAGATTCAGGTGGCGGACGTTCTTGGTGCAGACGGTGCAGCACGGCTAATGAAGGCCCCAGAGTCGCTATCGATTACGGATTACATCCCGGAAGGCCCAGCTACCCAGAGAGGCGGACGCCCCTACGTGGAGATTTACGATCCGCTTGTAGAAGGTTTGCTTGGTGATGAAAAGCACACCATTGAGGACCGTTGAAGGAGATTACTAATGGCGAATCTTGACTTGATGATCGAGTCGATGCGCAGTGCCGATCAAACCACGGACGCTCAGCGCAATGCCACGGCCAACCTCGGCATCAACCCGGATGAGTTCGCGGAGCGGCGAAATATGGCCCAGTCACTGGGCGTACCGGTGCCCGAGGATCAGGACTCATGGCAGGCGCTCAAAATGCGCAAAGCCGCGCAGGACGCCTCGCGCTACGCTGAGGTACCGGTGGTGCGAGATCTTCTTGCGGATCGAGAGCTTTCTAAGCTGATCGCCAATTCCCCGCAGGACTGGAACACGCTCTCCGTTGTCTCTCAGTTAGGACAGGCGATACGCCGCGGGCGCCTGCAGTCGCAGGCCAACGACGCGCAGAAGCGTCTGCAGATCGGCGCGACCCCCGTGGCAGTGAATCCGGCGGATCTCCTTCGTCAAGGGGACGCAGACGCGTTCGGCGGGGACGAGTGGCTCCAAGACTGGGCAAATCGTCCAGACAGCCCGCTTCGGGCAAGGGCGGCTCAGCTTGCTGCTGAGCAGACCGCTCGGCGTAAGGAGGCGACGAAGTACGCGGCAGAAGAGCTGGCACAGGCGCAGATTGAGGCACAGCGCCTTTCGGCTAATCCGGCCCTAGCGGATATCGCCAACGCGGACAGTGTGTGGGACATGATCGGCATCGCCGTGCGGCATCCGGTAGACACGATGGTCAGCACGCTCGCTACTTCGGTGGCGACCAGCCCGACTGGGTTTGCGCTTGCGCCCATCGCCGGTATGGTCGCCGGCCCTGGCGCTGCGGCAGCCGTTATGGGCGCGTCGTCCTTTGAGGCCGAGTACGGCTCGACTTTCATCAGTCAGATGGAAAAGCAGGGCGTTGACACGACCAACCCTGACGCCGTTCGAGCCTTTATGGCCAACTCTGATCTAGTGCGTGAAGCCCGTATCGCGGCGACGAAACGCGCGCTCACCGTCGGCGCGATGGATGCGCTGTCGCTTGGCGCCGCTCGGCTGAGCATCCGTCCGATCAGCTCGCTTAACGCGGCTGTACAGGCCCGCCGCTCCGGAAAGACTTTGGGTGAGGCCGTCGACGCAGGCAGAGCCGCCAACCGCACGGCCAAGACAACCGGTGCAGTCGTGGAGGACTACGCTACGCAGGCCGTAGTGCAGGCGGCGTTTGGTGCCGGCGGCGAAGCGCTCGGGCAGGTTGCGATCGGTGAGGAGATCAACACTGCCGATGTCTTTCTTGAAGCAATCGCGGATCTTGCCACGGCCCCCGTGGACATGATCTCTGCACGCAACCAGATCCGCCGTGTGGCGCAGGACCAGAGTTCGGCAAAGAGCACCCTCGATAGTGCCGCCGTGGTCGAAGAAGCTTTTAACCGAATGGAGACGACCGGCCTCGCACAGCGTGCGCCGGATGTCGCGGCTCGGGCGGTGCAGTCGGTCTTCCAAGGCACGCCGCTTACGGACGTGATTATCAACGCCCGAGAGGCAGAACCCTACATGGATAAACTCCGCGAGCTGATGCCTGACGCCGCTAAAGTGCTCACGGAAGCCGAGGCCACTGGCGCCGACATAAAGGTTCCGCTTGCCAAGGTATTTGAGTTGCGGCTGAAAGATAAGTCCCTGGCTGAAAACGTAATGGCCTTGGCGCGCTTTGACCGAGACGGCATGTCTATTGGTGAGGCCCGAGCGTACGACGCAACGGGCGAACTGGAGCTTGCGGTCAACCAGCTGGCCACGGCAACGGTCGAAGGGTACGAGCGTAAGCGTGAGCGCATGGAGCGAGCCCGCACGGCACTGGCTCCCGTGGCAGAGAAGCTTCGTGCGGCCGGCCGATCCGAGGAGGAGGTGCAGTCCTCCGTCGCCATACAGGCCTCTATTCTTGAGAATATGGCCAAGATGGCCGGCGTTGAGCCCGATGCCTTCTTTAAAGAACACGGCTTCACGGTTAACGTTGAACCGACACCCAAACCGGAGGGCTTTCTGCAGACGACCGAGGACGGCGTGCGGCGCACATCTCGGGAGGAGCACAAGGCGGATGTAGAGGCGTGGCGGGAAGACACTTCGCCGGTAGAGCGTCGTACAGAGAACCGGCGCCTGAGAGAGCGCAAGAAAGCGATCCTTGGGAGCTACACGCCGACGGAAAAAATGATTCGGCTCTTCAAGAATGAAGACGCCGCGTCAAGCATGAACGCGTCGACTTTCCTGCATGAGTCTGCGCACTATTGGCTTGATACGATGCTGCGTACGGCTAAGGTGCTTCTGGAACAGCAGGCGGATTCACAGAGACCCATCTCTCAGCAAAGCGAGCGGCTGCTCGTGCTTACGTCGAAGTTCATGCAGTGGGGCGGGGCATACGATCCGAAGAAAGACCTATCGTTTCGGGATGCGGTCGATCGCTGGCTCGCATCCTCGACGGACGAGCAGCGGGCTTTTCAAGAGAAATTCGCCCGCGGTATGGAGGCGTACATCAAAGAGGGCAAGGCTCCGGCCGAAGGGCTCCAAAAAGTGTTCGAGCAGTTTGCCGCATGGCTCAAAGAGGTCTACGTTACCCTTCGCCGAACGCTTGATGTTGAACTGTCTCCGGAAGTGGCTTCACTCTATGATCAGCTTTTTGTGTCTGAGCAGGCGGTGCAGGATGCGCGTGACCGCTGGAACGACGCAAGTGTGTTCGACCCGTTGGTTAAGGCGGGCATGTCGGAGGACGACTTCCGTTCTTTTGTCGACCTTCGAGAGCTTGCGCGACAGCAGGCAGAAGGGAAGATTCGCAAGAATCTGACTGAGGACATGAAGCTTGGCGCAGATGCCGATATGCGAAAACGCCGAGGACTTGAGGCAGACTTCCAAAAGATGCGTCGTGATGCGCAAAAGCTTCTCTTGAATGAGCCGCACATTAAGGCGTACCAGTACTTTATTCGTCCGACAAAGCAGGACGGAAAAACGATCCGGCGCAAGATCGATGCCGACACGATCAAAAATCTGTCGGAAGAAACTCAGAAAGCGCTGATTGACAGCCACGCAGCTATGGAGCGCGGGAAAGCAAACGTCGAGTATCTAACACTGGGTGAAGCGGCGATGACGCTCGGTGCCGAGTCCCCGGAGGCCTTGGCAGACCGCATCGTTGCCGGGTCTAAGGTTGACCTGGGAAAGGCCGCGGATGAAGCCGCAAGAAGTGAATTCCTGCAGAAGTACGGCGCGGCATACTCACCAGAGGCCATTGCGCAGCTGGCTTCGACTGCGCTTAATAACGACGCCAGACTGCGAGTGCTTTCTATAGAAGTCGCGGCGCTTAAAGGCATGGCGGGCAAGGCCCCGCAGGTGAATGCAGCGATGAAGGCCTTCGCGCGTTCAGCAGTCGGCCGCATGGTATACGCCCGATACAACGAACGGAGCGGTCGGTGGCAGCCAATCCGCTCATACCCCTTTATATCTGCGGCCCGTCGTGCCAGCAAAGCCGCGCTTACAGCTTTTGGCAAAGGGCAGACCTCAGAGGCGGCTGACGCTAAGCACGCTCAGCTGGCGCAAGAGATGCTCGCAAGTGAAGTGGAGCGTGCCCGTGCGTTAGGCGCTCGTTTTAACCGCAGAGTGAAAGCGGCGCTGAAGACAAAGACGGTCGGCGGAGAGTACGCCGAGCAGATCCATAAGTTCGCCGCGCGTCTGGGGTTCAATGCACAGGAGAACAAAGCCGCCGCCTCATGGAAGAGCTTTGTTGAGAAGCACGACAACATTCGGCTTGCATGGGAGAACTTATCGGAAGATACACAGGCGGCGCTGCTCAGAGGCGGGCAGGATTGGCCATCGATGCAGGTTCGCCAGATCGAAGAACTGAACAATTTCTTCGGTGCCCTTACTAAAGACGGCTCCCTTGAAAAGAAAGGCCGCGAACTCGAAAAGACGATGGAGCTGTACGACACGATCCGGGAGGGCATAGCGTCCATTACGGCCAATGCGGACGCTGTAAAGCGCGGGCATTTCAACTCGTCGATTACAGAAACGCGCCCAGGGGCAAAGTTCAAGCGGGGGTTCACGAGCTTCATCTACGCGCATATTCCCGGCGTAGCTTTTGTGCAGGCGCTTGACGGGAATAAGCAGGGCTTCCTTACGAGAACGCTGATTTGGCGTCAGGACGAATGCTCCAATCGTGAGCAGCAGCTGAAGGCTGAGTTCGGCGCAGAGCTTACGGATCTGCTTTCACCGGTATCCGGCCACGCGTTTAACAGTGACTTCCGAGAGATCGAAGATGTCGGGCGCATGAACCTGCACAACATCATGGCCGTCGTACTCAACATGGGCAACGAGGGCAACGCTAAGCGTCTTGAAACAGGCAACGGCCTCGATCGAGAGAAGCAGATGCGCATCGCCGAAGAGCTGACGGCAGAACAGCTGCAGACCGTCAATAAGGTTTGGGCGGTGATGGAAAAGCTCCGTAAGCTCGCTGCGGAAATGAGCCGTCGCGCAACGGGAACAGAACCGTTGTGGATTGAACCCACGCCATTCACAGTAACATCAAAGGACGGCGTGGAAGTACAGATGACGGGCGGCTATGTGCCGATCAAGTACGACAAGCACGCCTCTATGCAGAAGCTTGGCGGAGCCTATACGGACGATGATGCGGTTAACTACGAAGCCGCACTCAAGGGCGTCACGGAAATGATGACGCTCAAGACCTACACCAAGGCTCGCGCCGGCGATGCCCCGATGGGGTCTGTACTGCGTCTGGACGTGCAGGGCGTCTTTGACGGCGCGGAAGAAGTAGTCCGCGACGTCTGCTGGCGCGAGTATCTGGCGGACTTTAAGCGGATTATGGAAGGCATCCACATCCCCAACCCAGACTACGAAAGCCAGCATGCCAAGGCGCTAGAGAAGTACAACGCCGCTCGGGAGGCGGCCGAGCGGGCGGGTCTTGACCCGGATACAGTCAAGCTTAAGGAGCCGCCGAAGACCGTGTTTGTCCCCGGCATCCTGAATACAGTCCGCGACCGCTTTGGCGAAGCGGGTGTGCAGGTGCTCGACAATATGGCCAAGGCTATCGCTACGGGCGGTCGTCCGGCTAACACGGGGGCGGCGGACCGCGCATCGGCCCTTATGCGCCAAGGTGTCTCGCTTGCTGGCTTAGGCTTCAACCTCACAACGGCGCTGATTCAGGTAACCGGTCTCATCACGGCGGTGCCAAAGGTCGGTGTTAAGCATGTGCTCGCCGGAATCGGGGATCTGATGGCGCACCCAGTGGAGACTTGGCAGGAAATTAACCGCCGCAGTGTCTTCATGCGCGCCCGTCAAATTACCCGTACCCGCGAACTCGCCGATGCCCGCAATGTGCTCGAGAAAGGCGGCCGCTACACCAAGATCAAGGGGGCGGTCTACGATGTGGCCTATGCGTCAATGATGGCTGTACAGGGGGTGGTTGACCATGTGGTTTGGGGTGGGGCGTTTCGACGCGCACTCGAAGTCGAAGGGCTGAGTGAGACCGATGCAGTGAAGTACGCAGATCGTGTCGTCCGCGATACACAGGGCTCAGGGCTTGTATCTGACTCAGCGGCAATCGAAAACGGTTCTCCGATTCAACGCCTTTTCATGGTGTTCTATTCATTCATGGGCCGTGCGCTGGGTTTGACCGCTATGAGTTATCTGGGCGAGCACAACCGTGCGAAAGCATATGCGCAGATACTCACGATTTCGCTTGCGCTCCCGATGATCGAGTCCGTGATTCGCGGGGCCATTCAGCCGGGTGACGACGACGATAAGTGGGACCGGATGACGGACGCCGAGAAGTTCACTTATGGGGCTCGCTACGCTCTGGGCTCTTCTGCCGGTTTTATGCTCGGGCAGTTCTTCTTGGCCCGTGAGTTCTCGAGCATGACGGAGAACTTCTTTAAGGGTGATCCAGTGTTCTCGTGGCGCGGTCCTTCCGGCCTTCGAGCGATTGCTGACGCGGGGCAGTTCTTGTCTCAAGCTCAGCAGGGTGAGATTGACGTGGCGTTTTCTAAGGCGCTGATCAACCTAGCAGGCGACTTCGGCATGCCGGGCGCGGCTCAGCTGCAGAAATCGATTGCCGGCTGGCAGGCGCTCGAGAAGGGCGACACTGACAATTGGCTTGCACTTCTTCTCGGCTACAAGAAATAACCGCTAAAATCAGAGCTTAGAGCACGTGAATTCGGCAACCGGATTCACACATGATCAGTACCGAAATTCGGCGCAGTCAGACGTATGTCGGCACAGGGGACGTGAATTCATACACGTTCCCTTTCCGCGTCTTCGCCGCCGACCAAGTTAAGGTCTACGTCCGCGCGGCCGACGCGGCATCGGGTACTTTGCTCGATACGACGCAGTACTCTGTCACGCTGGCCTCGGCCTCTGCGCAGACCGTCGGCGGCACCGTTACGCTTTCGGCCCCTCTGGCAGCGGGCGCCAAGCTTGTCATCCTTTCGAACATCCCGTACACCCAGCTTCTCGCTTTGCAGAATCAGGGGGCGTTTAACGCAGAGGACCTGAACGCCGCGTGGGACAAGAACACCGCGCTTAGCCAACAGCTTCTGGACCGCCTTGATCGGGCGGTACTGGCACCGGAGCTCGGCGACAGGACGCCGGAACAGTTCACGCAAGCGCTTTTCGATGCGCGCGATGAGGCGGTCGCGAAGGCCGGAGAGGCCGCCAACTCAGCGTCTGCTTCTGCGACCAGTGCCAGTGACGCGGCGGCTTCTGCGGCGGCTGCGGCCTCCTCGGCTGTGGAAGCCGAAGCCTCGAAGAACGCCATTAACGTCACGAAAGAGCAAGTGACGGCTGAAGGGCGAAAGCAGATTGCCGCGATCCAAACGGAAGGCGGCACGCAGATTTCAAACGTGCAGTCAGTCGGGCAGGAACAGGCGAGCCGCATCTCGACGGCCGGCTCAGCTGTTGTCGCGGACATCAAGCTCAACGGGCAGGGTGAGGTAGACCGCATTACCCAGACCGGCGGCACGTGGAACGACACGGTGGTCGCTACCGGTCAGAGGTGGAAGCAAGACGTTATCGCCGCGGGCTCAGACTCGCTCGCTAAGGCGACGGCGCAAGCTGCTGCCGCGGAGGCCAGCGCCAACAAAGCAAGCGGCTTCGCTGATGCGGCGTCTGCCGCAGCCAAAGCGGCCGAGACCTCCGAGAACGTAGCGGTTTCTTCAGCTACAGCCGCAGGGGTTTCTGAAGCAAAAGCCAAGGCATCGGAGACAGCGGCGGCATCCTCAAAGACAGCCGCGGCCGGTTCTGCCTCCGCCGCGTCCCAGAGTGCGGCAGCGGCAGCCACGTCGGCTACAGAAGCCGGCGGCCGAGCCGCTGCTGCGGCGGCAAGCGCAAGCGCTGCGAAGTCCTCGCAAGACGCGGCGGCGGCCTCTGCCGCTGCGGCTAAGGCCTCAGAAGATAAGGCGAAGGAGTACGCCAACCAAGCCTCATCGGGGCAGATTCAGGCCGACTGGACTGAGACGGATACAGCTGCTAAAAGCTACATCAAGAACAAGCCAATTCAACTGACTTCGGCAGCAGTGAGCGCAGGCACGGCCACCGATCAAGGCACGATCTCTGCCGCGCAGTTAAAGGCGTCAATTAAGGCAGTCGCGCCAGCCGAGTACACAGTGCAGAAAGCAGAACTGGAGACAGGCACGGCGGCGAAGTTTGGCACGGTGACTGCGGCAGGCGTCAAGGCCGCGATTCAGAAATGGGCGCCCGCACAAGACTTATCCGGCTATCTGCTGAAAACGGATTTCACGTGGGCCGGCATCTCCGGCAAGCCGACTATCCCTGCGGCTCAAGTGCAAACGGACTGGAATGCGACCACGGGTAAGGGCGTCCTGCTGAATAAACCCGCACAGATGACCAACGCGGCCGCAGAAGCCGGCACGGCCACGGCAGGGTGCGTCATTAGCGCCGCGACATTGAAGGCGGCAATCACAACGCTTGCCCCTGCGCCCGACCTATCCGGCTATGTGGCCACTGTCAATTTCACTTGGGCGAATTTGGGCGGCAAGCCTACGCTCGGCGCACTGGCCAGCAAAGACAAGGTCGGGCCCACTGATATCGCTGATGGTGCTATTCCGGCAGACACAACCGCCGCAGAGATTTTGGCGGCATTCACCCAATTCGCTACTGAAAACGGAATTACGTAATGGCAGAACTAACACCACAAAGGACCGTTAAAGCGGTGCTCAATGCCTTGCACAGCGGTTCCGCTGATTTTGTCGTGCAAGTTTTGGGTACGCCGGGCGGCGACTATTTTTGCCGCAGATGGAACAGCGGACTGCAAGAGCTGATGCAAAAAGACGTCAATGACGCAAACACCGAGTACTGCACTGTTACTTTCTCGGTCGGGTTTACTAAGGCTCCACACGTTGTTTTGTCGATTAACGACTCGAGCGGCAAAACTAGTTGGCTGACCGTTATCGCGCCGAGACAAATCACGACAACCAATTTTTTAATTTCTAGAAACTCGACGCTAAACAAAACCCTTGTTTTTACCGCTTACGGGAGGTGGAAGTAATGACCAATCAACGGGGGGGGGTATCCGCATCGCCGGAAATCCTCAAGGTTTTAAACACGTTTCTTGTTGAAAAGAGCAGGACGAACACGGCCTCGTCGTGGAGTATGGAATTGGCAAACGGGTTAAAGATTCAGGGCGGGCCGTTAAGGGCGGCGACCTCTGTAATTACTTTTGTTGTGCCGTTTACTAACCCCGCCTCAATCTCGTTGGCATTTAGTCAAACGGGCACCTCCTCGGGGAGTATTGAGCGAATCGCATTAAACGGAAAACCAACAACAACTAACGTGGCACTGGAAAAAAACATCGACTCAGTGCCGTTTGCGAAATACGCCTCTTGGCTTGCAGTCGGTTTTTAAGGAAACAAACATGACAGACGAACAGTTCTCTATCGGTCAAATCTTTGTCGGCACTTACCCGCCGGAAGCCGCAGCGTGGTGCAACGGCTTCGGAGATCGATACATCAAAGAAATTGACAAGGACGCAGACGGCAAACGCCGCTTTCAGATCGTGGCCGTACCCGCGCCCACGCCCGAAGAGCTGGCCGCGGCAGAGCTTGCCAAGGCTAAGCGGGAACGCGCCGACACCGTAAGCAAAATCACGGTCGAAGTGGACGGCATGACGTTCGATGGCGATGAGACCGCTCAAACGCGCATGGGCCGAACGATTGCCGCCGCGACCGTCTTAGGTGTTGATCTGGATACGACCAAACAAGTGTGGGTGCTGGCCGACAACACAGTGGCAGAGCCGACCATCAAGCAACTGGCTCGCGCTCTCCAACTGGCGGGGACTGCGCAGACAAAGGTCTGGACGACGCCCTATGAGCCGGCATCCTGATTACTTTCAAATTCTCGTAGCCCTCGATCAGCTAGTGAACACACTGGCGGGCGGTTACGCAGACGAGACGGTCTCGAGCCGGGCGTATCGTGGAAAGCTGAAGGGGCGCCCCGGATTAGCTCGGATCATTAACGGTCTTTTCTTTTGGCAGGTCGACCACTGCCGTGAGGCATACGAGTCCGAGCTGAATCGGAGTCAGTTGCCGCCCGAATTAAGGAGTGCAAACGATGAGTAATTTATTAGAGGGGGGGGGTAGATCAGGACACGGTTAAGGCCGTACTTGACTATCTCGGCAAAGGTGCGATTACTGAAGGCGGCCCGAGTGCGGGCTACCAGAAGTTCGCAAACGGGTTAATGATTCAGTGGGGTAAGAATGTGGCGAACAGCAATAACGCGAAGGTTGTTACTTTTACCTTTCCCGTCCCTTTTGCCGCATCACCAATTATTGCGTCAATGGCTCAATGCATTGCTGGCACGTGGTGCTATTCCTTTACTTATGAAGCTTATTTGACTGCAACAGGATTTAAGTATGCATCAGGCGGGAACACCAATGCAGACGGAAGTTCTGCGTTGTACTGGATAGCGATAGGAGCATGGAAATGACAACAGAACCAACACAGCGGTGCAACGCAGGCCGCTAAAAGGAGAGTGATATGTCGAACGCAAAAATACTGAACGTGCTGAACGCTCTTACAGCTGACGGGGGGGGGGTAACGTCCTCAAATTCCTGAACGGAATAATGATCATAAGATCTGATGCGATCGCGTTGGAAACAACCTTTCCAACGCCGTTTGTCGATACCCCCACAGTGTTAGTGTCCGTAGTTACGACCCGATGGGTTGCGTCTTTCGACCGGGAGCTATACCCGAGAACAGTCACTCCCACCGGGTTTAGCATCTTTAACATAGTGGTAGATAACAGCGGCTTAACGACGGTTTCCGGCTACCTAGCTATAGGAAGGTGGAAATAGCGCGCTACTTGCTGTCTTTGATTAGAGGCTGCACAATTTTCCACAGACCCATAGCGGGGGTATCCGGGATAGCGTAGTTCATTGGATCGTATTTTTGGCAAACGAACAAGAGGTAGCCTTCCCCCATGGTGTCTGGGATGATACGCTGCCAAGGGGCAGGGGCCCCATCGCCCCACTTACGCTTTCCTCGTAAGTAAAAGTCGCTTTGCAGAGTCCTAAGTTGCCGCTGGGGGCATTTCACCTGCATATAGCTAACCACGGTGTCAAAGGGCAGCGCTTTGTCCACGTTTATTGTTGCAATCCAAAAACCTTTGGTGTCTTGCCCATCGTCCGATATAGTGGTTGTTTCGATAAATGCCGCATGCGGATAGGCACCGCCAACATACGACCAAGAGCTGCACAGCGCGGCTTCGGAAAGTAAAAGCAAGGCAATCGCCGCCATCAAAGGTTTCATATGTCCTCCCGTTTGCCGTTATCTTAAAAATCTTTCCGTTGCAGATCTGAGCTCCCCAGGGTTGTTTGCCTGAACGCTATGCTTAGCCTTTAGCCCGCGGCATACGATCCCGTGGATGTTATCAATCGCAGACCCGCGTTGAATATCTAGCCACTGATCAAAGTGGTCGGTATCTTGAAGAACACCGTTACGGTAGCCGTTTCGTGTTGCGATCTGGAAGGTGTGCTGAGCACATCCTATCCTCAAAACGTCTTGCGCATAATCGTAGCGGGCGTTCGTACGAAAATCGATGGTTTCTACAATTACAGAAGGCAGACCCGCTGCATTAACTTGGCGGGGTACGGAGCCCATATCTACCCACATTGCAAGACCGTCTGGCGTGACGCCAACTAGCTGATATTCGGCAGCTGCTGCAGGCAAAGCGACAGCGACTGATGCGAGGGCGACGAGCAAGCGTTTCATCTAAAGCTCCTGGTAATTCAAAGTGTTCTCAAGCCTACCGCGCAGCGCTCCGTCCCCGCACGCAATTACGGGTTTATATCGAGTTTGTATACGATCACTTTGCTCTTGACGACCGCGTACACGCATGCCTAATATCTGTATGAAGCGCCGTATGAAACGCGAAATCGTTTGCGTAACTACTTGATTTTGAAAGCGTCGGAGCCGCCAAAAGCGCGCCTGACCGGCAGATGCCGTCAGGCGCGCTTAGTTTTTTTTGGTCGAGCCCGAGCATAACTTTTCGGGGCGCAAAGAGACTGAGGACTTCTTATAAAAAAAGCAGATCGGGCCATGACGGCTCCGATCTGCGTAATGGAATCGCTTTCTAAGAATTAATCCTTGCGAATAACCA